AAACATTCCCGTGCACGTTGCATCGCCGACGCCAAGCCGTCAACACCGAGCTGTGAAACAATGCACGCGTGGTGTGATGAAAATGCGCCACGGCCCGCCGTCCTACGCCTTTGGTCTATGCTCCCAAAGTATTACCCGCTACTACTTGGCACGATACTTGCAATACACGCGCGGGCGCTTCCTTTCGCCTTCCGCTCTACCTCACCCCCTACTAACGGACTAGGCGAACACCTCACTATTAACGTTGCACTGTGAACACTCCCCTGTTAGTGTCTGGTTATCGGCAGTGAGCCGCTAGCAGTCATCCAGTCTCAAAGGAGTTTCCGATGCTTAAGCTTTCCAAATCTGAGTTGTGGTCTGAAGTGAAGCGCCTCGGCCGTAACACGGGCATCGCCTACCAGAAGGCGACGAAGGCCCAGCTTATCGCCCTTCTCACCCCCGCCGAGAAGCCCGCCAAGACGGTTGCCCGTGAGCAGACAGACCGCAACCGCCACGCCAATGTTGCGATTGCTGGCGCCCGGCGCATCACCCGCGCCGAGCTGGCCCAACGGGATCTGGAAAGCATCCAGGGTCTGACGGAAAGCGCCGCCGTCCATATCGGCTTGGCCGCATCGGCGGCGTCGGCGGTCGGGTGGTCCGATCTGGCCCGGCGCTGGCGCTCCCTCCAGGCTGAGTTCACCGAGGCCTTCATCCAGGCTCGCGAAGCCCGCAAGCTCTAACCCCTACGGGCGGCGCCCGCCGCCGCCCAACCCACAACATCCAGTAATCGGAGCTTATCCCATGCCAACCCCCATCATCCCCCGCGCGTCGGCGACGGCAACCGCCGCCCTTGACCTTCTCACCCATGGCCTTGAGAACGCCGCGCCCTACCCCGCCAGCAACTGGACGGACGAAATGCGTGAGGCTCGCGAGAGCTATTTCAACGCCCTGTGCGCGGCTCAATTCGAGCTTCATCGTCTGTTGGCGGGCGCCTGGAGCCGCCATCATGCCCGCGTCTTTCACTCCCCCACGGGCGGCGCTCCGGAGACGCCGCTTATGTGGCAGGGCCACAAGCTCCAAACCGAGCTTGACGCCGCCGTGTTTCAGGCCCTGACGAACACCAAGGAAGCGCGCGACGACTTCAACGCAGTGATGTATCGCCACGCGCGCGGCGATCTGACGCTGAAACCTGTTGCTTTTAAGTTCGCAGTGATCTAACGTCCTTTCGACAGCGGGGTGTTTACACCCCGCCCCTTCCACCCTACCGTAAATAGGAGCCTACTACATGGCAGACCATCAGCAACCGCCCCACGAGCGCCGCGTCACCCATAGTCCGCGCTTGGCCGTCAAGCACGTTGGCAACCCCAACCTCATCACCCTTGATGACAAACAGCTTTCCGAGTTTCCCGGCTATGACGCCGAGAATCAGCGGATACTGCTCGGCTGGATCGGCGGCGAAGCGCGCGCCATCAATGTGAACAAGCGCGCCAAGGCCAGCGGTGATGGGGTCGATATCTGGCGCGGCCTGAAAGGCCAGTTCCAGGCTATCCCCCTGGATGAGCGCTTCGCCATCAGCGCATCAGGCGTGCTCTATCTCCCTGACTCCCTCATGGGCATATTTGAGTCACATTTCGACGCCGACGACGACGGCAAGTCCCGCAACAACGCGCCGGCTTGTCGCTTCAGCTTCGCGGTTTACGCCGGTAAGGCGACCAACCCGCGCGGCTATGAGTGGCTTTTCGAAAAGGAAGGCGAAGTTGAGGAAGTCCCTGACGCCCTGTCCCACATGGCCCATTTGCTCGGCGGGCCGAAAGTGAAGGCGCTCCCCGCGCCCCGCACGCTGGAGGAAGATAGCGAGGCGGGCACGTTTGGAACAGCCGAGCTTGCCGACGAAGACGAGCCCGCACAGAAGGCGCGCGCCAAAGGCCGTAAGTAGAAACCGCAAACCGGGCGGCTCAATCCGAGCCGCCCCAACCCTTGGGAGTAATGAGCATGCCTTTCCCGCCCTTAGAGCCGCCCGTACTGGCGCTCGAATTCGACGATGTGAACGGAGAACCGCACGTAACGGTTATCCGCGCGGGTCACACGATGCACTGGCGCTGGGGCGAACTGTGCCAGGGCGACGGCTTACGCGCCTGGAGCGTGACAACGGAGGAAAACGAACATGGAAAAACTGGCTCAATTCATGGAGTGGCAGGCGCTCTTTCACGCGAAGCGGGATATCCTGGATCTGGGGAAAACGCGCCTTCGCGCGTACAGCCAGGCCAAGCGTCAGGCGCGCCAGAACCGGGAGCGGGAGTTGATTCCCTTGCTGCCGTATTTGAGCGGCTTCTGAGCTACGCAAACCAACGCGCATTTGTGAACGGCTTCACCGATAGCCTTACGGCGCTGGCGCGGGAGAACATCAATCGCCAGTACGGCAAGTTTGCCAGTGACCCGCGCGTGAAAGCGGCGCTGGCATGGGACGCTATACCGGGCGTGTCTCTACTTCCGCCCCTGCCTCCCTTGCCCGAGTTGCCGCCGATCGGCGCTTGCCCCTGCCACCATTGCACCATGGAACGGGCGTTTTCCGCCGCCGACAGGCATTTCGCCGCCGAGCTGGAGGCGCAAGGCTCGGCTATCCTCTTTATCGAACTCGGCGGAAAGCCAGGGGGGAAGAAATGACGCGCCTTACCATTTTCCTTTTCGCGCTTCTGTTTGCCGTGCCCTCCATTGTGACGGCGCTTCAAGGGGAGCGTTGTCACTGGGAGACGCGCCCGAGTGGAAGCGTTCTCGTTTGCTGCAACATTGAAACCGGCGTTTGCCGGGAAAGCCCCGTTCGGAGGTAGACACATGACAGACGAAATTCTCCCTATGCCCGGCTATGTCGGGTCTGACACGAGCGTGGCCTATTGCGCCTGTTGCCGCTTCGCCCAGCGCATAGCCGCCGTGGGCTTTGTGGAATGCCACCGGCAAAGCCCGGCGCCCGCCTGTGGCCTTGTGCCCCTGGATGTCGCCCGCACGGGTCAACTTGTAGCGGTCTGCGCTTATCCCGTTCGCCCGGAGCTGGATTTCTGCGGCGATTGGGAGGAAGGAACGCCACGCGAGCCGATTACGCCGCCAGCGCCGACCAACCTTTTGCGCCTGCCTCAGACGGGGTTGATCAAGCCATGAGTGACGAAAGCGACACAATGTCGGCGCCCGGCTATTTCATTCGCGTCGAATACAAGGGCGTCGTCCGCAAGCGGTATTGCGCCGACGCCGAAACGATCAAGGCTTATCTGTCGGCGCTTGTCGATACCTGCACGGACGACCGCACGATGGAAATAGACTTGGCCCTGAATCCCGTGTTCGATCCGTTCGCGCCTTAGAACGACGGGCCGGGCCAAGGGAACGGCGAAATCATGACAACCGCCGCCGCCAATCCAGGGCGGCGGCGTCTGTATAGGAGCCACGCCACAACGAACGTTGCGGCGGTTCCGGCCGTCCACCATTTCGCCCAGAGCTTGACCCACATCATTTTTCGGCCCGCCTCCCCCGGTCGGCCATGCCCTTAAGCCGTTCGTCTATGGCGGAAAGCTTTTGCAGTACTTCCCCCAGTTTGTCGTCTCTCGTTACTGCATGCGCCTTAATCTCGGTGACAACTGCCTCAAGGTTTAACACCCTTGTATACAGTACACCGATAGAGAACGCGCCCACGAAAAGGTTTAATCCCAGACTCAAGATTAACCCCCAATTGACCATATGGCCATGGGTGGCTTGTTGCTGCATACGCTTCCGCCGCTTGATAGGTGCTGATGGTTCTTCGGGCATAATTAGCCCCACGATTTGCGGTTTGCGCTTGCCGCCTGTAGCACGGCGGGCGCTCTAAACATGCCCAACCCTGCCCCAACGAAAATAAATCCCAGAATAATAACTACTGCTCTTAAGAAGTAATCGGCAATCCAATCGACTGCGCCCGGATTGACCGGCGCTTGTGCTGGAGCCGCGCCCCCTGCCCCTGTCGCCCCGCCGCCTGTGTTGCCTGTCGCCCCGCCGCGCTTGGCGTAGGCGTCCGATTGCACCTTGGCGAACTCGGCGGCGGTCATACTCCCCGCCTGCCCCTTCATGCTGTTGGGGAGGTTTTGATAGACGGCCTGATACCCAACAATCGAACTGGCGGACGCGTCGGGATTGGCCAGCAACCCCGCCGCCCCCGCCGCCCCCTGTTGGTGCGCAAGGTAAAGCTGATCGTCACTCGGCGCAGAGCCGAGCTTGTTCATCAAGTAAGTCGCGTTGTTGTTGGCGAATTTCGCCGCCGCGAAAGTAGAGGCTTCGGGGTCATAGGGATTAGTCAGGCCATACTGCGCCGCTGTCTTCGGCATGAATTGAAACAACCCCGCCGCCCCGGATTTATTCCAGGCGTTCGGGTTCATGTTGCTTTCATACTGCGCCGTGGTCGCCAGATAGCTTTGGCTGACCATGGGATATTGAGCGGCGGCGGCGCTGAAATAGCCTGAATAATCCGGCATGACTTAACGCCCCCTGCCCTGCCCGCCGCCAGACGGGGGAGTCATCCAAAACGAGAACGGGTTCCAATTGGCCCAACCCGTTCGCTGGCCCGCCGCTGCGTCGCCGCTCCCCGTGGTGCCTTCGCCGGGCGTCCGCGTGGTGTGAAAGATTGTTGTGATTCCCGGAAACCATGTCCTTGGATCGGCAACCGAGATATCAAACTGCCCCTTGGTCGCCGTCGGGTTGGGCGTAAGGTTGGGGTTTCCTGCTGCGGGATTAGCGTTTGCGCCGGTCACGACGGCGAAGGGTTGCCCTTCCGCCGACTGAAAGGGGTTGCCCACATTCACATGTTCGGCTGTGCGGGGCACGCCGTCATGACTTGAGCCATGGACGGTTGCGCCCGACCAACTTCCGCCCGGCGAACCGACCACGGTGAACTCGGGTAACCGGAAGTGGGGCGCGTTCGGCCCGGTAGGGCGTCCTGCATTCAAGTACGCATTGTTCTCAACTGCCATTGTCATTACTCCCAGGGCATGCCGCCCCAACGGTTGCGATGGTCGCCCAGCTGGGCGACGAAGGCGGCGGCCATCGTTTCGGCGTCGTTGCCGTCTGCGGCGATCATTTCGGCGGGCGAATACTGGACAGTTCGCCCTACCTCCCACAGAACAAGCGCTATGCCCGCAAGGAACAAAAGCGCGAACATCACATAGCCGTCAAGTTGCATGGCCCAAATGCTCCACTTTGAGACGCTTTACCATGCTGCTATAGATCACATAGGCGCTTTCGTTGTCGCCATGCTCAACAAAGTACACGCACGGGGCGATGAAACCTCTATACAGCCTTTCCCAAATCAGATCACTATCGTCTCTTTTGCTGACGGCTTCAACGATATGGGGCGCGGTTCTGTAGTAATCAGCGATTATATTATCGCCTTCGGGCAAATGCGCAACATATTCGTCTCTAAACTTGCGCATCATGGTTAAGTCGTGGCAATCGTCAGGTAACCCCTTCCATTCACAGCATGCTGTCGTGAGGAAGCATTTAACCTTGAACGGGTTATACCATGGCGCTTGGTTCTGCTTATTGAGTGTTTTCTCTTTATCGGCCTGTGTCTGCGCCTTTGACTTGTCGGCTTCGATCTGCGCCAGCCCGATCTGAGTATCTTTAGAGATATTCTGCGCGGCTATCAAGGTTGCCTGATTGGCGGCGTTCATGGACGCCATAGTATCCATCTGATGAACAGAGGACGCCTCTTGTAACGCCGCCATGTCAACTTGCGCCTTAATGCCCGCAGCCTGAATACCCGCAGAAAGCGTATTCGCTTGCATTGCCGTCTGTGTCTGTAGCGTCGCCTGTAGAGCCGCCGTCTGCGCGCCCACATCAACGGCGTGTCCTTGAAGGGCGGCCTGTAGAGACGCGATCGTGACCGCCGCCGAGTTCTGCTGTGATTGGGCGTTGGCGGCGGCTTGAACGTCGGCGGCATGCGCGCCGATCTGCATTTGGGCCATTTGGAGTTGCGCCCCCGCCGCCACGGCGTTGGGGTCTGCGCCAGCGGTGACCACGGTTTGCCCGCCGCCCCCGCTTGACCGCATCATCATGAACAACAGTAGCAATACAACAACGCCGCCGCCGAACATGAAAGGATGTTTCTTGATAACTTCAAAGGCCACGTTAGAGCCTCCTTAATAGAGTTGTTCGTTTTACAGCGGGGTTGAAAGTAGCTGACATGTTTCCACTTCCGCCACTGCTAAAAGCAGTAAACGTTGCCGTGCCACTGCCACGCGTAAAGGTCGCCTGTTGGGGTTGCTGTGTCCAACCCTTACGCGCCATAGGCGTCGGCGTCAAACCGAAGTCGGGCTTTGTGTCTGTCGGGGCGCTGGGCAGGGTCACGGTCTTTGGGCCGACGAACGGAATGTTTACGGTCACCGTCGCCGGTTTGTATACAGCCTCAATCGTTCCGCTTCCGCCCGTGATCTGCGTTTCTGTCACGCGCCCAGCAGGGAATGTTCCGCTCCCCGCCCCGTTCGTCGCCGTGCTCGGCGTAGGGGCAGGCGTCGGCGCTGGCGTAGGGGCAGGCGTCGGCGCTGGCGTAGGGGCAGGCGTCGGCGCTGGCGTAGGGGCAGGCGTCGGCGCTGGCGTCGGCGCTGGCGTAGGGGCAGGCGCTGGCGTAGGCGTAGGCGTCGGCTCGGGCGTGGGCGCCGGTTCTGGCGTGGGCGAAGGTGTTGGCGTCGGCGTTGGCACGGGGTCGAAAATAGGAATGGACGGCAACACAACGGGCTTGTTGATGGCGGCGATCACGGCTTGCACCGCGGCGTCGATCTGCCCGCCGCCCGCCGCGGCGTCGGCCTGTATCGCGCTTGACGTTTGCGCGGTCTGCCATGCTGTTTGTTGAATCGCGCCGCCAGCGCCAACCATGCTTTGGAACACGGCGGGGTCTATCCCCTCCCCGGCGGGGTTGGGCGCGTCGGCGGCGGGTTGCGCCGTCAAAAAGCCATAGGCGTAGTAAGCGCCGCCGATCAAGGCGACGCCTCCCACGGCCCACAGAGCATATTTCTTGAGCGCCCCGCCGTTCATCACACGCCCCGTCTGTTGATGGGGTTGGCGTCGTTCTTCCTGTCCATGAAGCCGAACTGATCGACCTCGTTACGCCAGACGCCGGAAGGCATGCCCATAGAGAAATCAGGCCCGAGGAAGCCGCTTCCGCCCGCGTTGGGGTCATAGAGAGGCTGGCCCACAAGCTGGCCTGACTGTGTCGGAATGCCCGCTATGGGCAACTGCTGATTGGGATACCAATCGCCGCTTATGGCGGTCACGCGCCAGTGTTCACGCTGCATGGTCGCTGGCCCGATAGGCGTGAACTCAGCCAGGGCCAGCGACTCCCACGCGTAGTTACGAGCGCCCCCGGCGTCGGGCTGACGCTTGACCTCATGGACGCCATGATAGAGGCCCGGAAAGTCAAACTTGACGGGCACGATTTCTTGTGGTGGCGGCTCGCGCCTGAAAAAGCTAAGCATGCCCGCCTCCCTTAGTAGATCCCGCCGAGTGATCCGAGCCCGCCGACGCTCCCAAGGGAGTTGGTCGGGTAAGCCGTATTCAGGCGAACTTGAGCGCCGGTCACGGGAGACATAGCAACGCCCAAGGTGTTGCTGAAGCCCGACGCCGCCGCCTGGATAACGCCCACTGTGTTACTTTTCTGGCTGATGAGCAGCGCAAGAATTGCTACGCCCACAATGGCCATCAGGATAGTAACCCCTGCCTCTGTCAACTGGCCCATAGTCTATTGTCCCATCTTGAGCCAACCGAAATACCCGGTTGGCGCGGTCAAATTGTCAAGTGTACTAGAGAACTTGTTTTCGCCCTGTGGTCCGACAAGCCCCGCGCCTTCAAGCACGTTGCCGCCGACTATGCCAAACAGCGAAGAACCGGAAGCGGGCGCGCCCGCCGCTGGCGTTCCGCCGCCCTGTGGCGTTCCGCCGCCCGCCGCTGGCGCTTTCGGCCCGACCTTGATCGCCGCATAGAACTGATCGAAGAAACCGCCGTGCGCCAGTATCATAGCCAAAAGGATAAGCGTCATGAACATGATACTGAATTTCCTTAAGGGTTGGGCATAGCCGACTGCGCCGACCGTCCCAACGCTCAACATCCAGTACGTGAAGTTTCCAGGCCCCGTGAAGTCGCCAGCAAGCTGTTTGCCGAACGCCCCGAAGGTGTTCCGCGCGCCGGTCACGATCATAAGCAGGCCGGTAATCACGAGAATGAACGGCATGGGGTCATCCTCCCGTCAAGGCGCTGGCGGCGGCGCCTGCAACAGGGGGCAGGCCGAACATCAACATGGCGGCGTTCCCAACCGTTGTTAGAGCCGCCCCGCCGCTTTTGTCTTCAAACACGTTCCCCAGTTGCGAGAACGCCCCGCCGCCAAGGGCGCCGCCTCCGGCCTTGGCCGCGCCGCCAGAAGCTGGAGCGCTGGCGGTTGCGCCAACCGGCGCCACGCTGGCGGTTGGCGGCGCATAGGCGCTGGGAGCGCTGGAAAGCAGAAATCCCATATAGGTTGGGAGTTCACCTTTCATCGTTATGTATATCAGAAACGCGACGAAGATAAATCCCGCTATAACGTTGGATTGCTGCACAGCCAGGCGCTCCTTAGACAACCCCGATTTTCTGGGCCAAGACTGGGAATTTTGCGCCTACCATGTAGGCGATAAGCAGGACGATTATAAGGCGCATTTTAAAACCCTTCGCCTAAGTGTTGCAACACTCTGTGCCACAAGCCTAACATGACTAGCAGCAAGCCCAGAAATAGAAACCACTGAATAGCGTCCATTTCTGCTTTGAACGGCTCTTTGAGCCATTCTTTTACTAAGTCCATAACCTTGCTCCCTTTACGGGAGGGAGCGTCTATTGAATAGTGCGCTCCCTCGATATTACCCGATTATGCGCGGGTATTACGTTCCGTACAGAGAACCGGCCTGTGTCACCATGTTTATCAAGGCCAAAGCCTCATAGCCGAGATAAACGGAAGCGCCAGCGGTCACGGCGGAAGGGTTGATCACAAGAGACATATTGCCGTACTGGACGGTGGAAATAGGTCTGCGCCTGTGATCGAAATAGTACGTTCCCTTGGGGAAGTCATCCAGCATGATTTCGCGCGTGAACAGTGCGGAAGTTTGCGGGTCAATCTTGAAGATATTAGTGTAGTTTGCTGACTGGAGCGCAAAATAGTTCACGTCCGTGCCGATATTCAGAACACCTGCATTATCGTAGATAAGGCAAGTACTCATGAAGTTTCGGAAGTTGGCATATGGTATCGGCAAGTCTTGATTGGCGACAAGGCCGGTAACAGTTGTGTTGTTGATCAAGTACGCCGTAGACAAATCGAGAATAGGCAGGATAACGCCATTCTTGCCCATTGGGAGTTGGTCAAGATACTGTTGATACACGGTGATCACAACGCTTGTGACCAACGGGAGCGCCGTTGTGCTGGAAATGTAGACGGCGTTCGTCGGGTTGGCGGTTGACGCTACGCCGAAAGTCGGGTTGACGGTCAACTGGAGGTTCATGGTCGCCGACACGACGGACGCATAGACCGCCCCGCGCAGATCGAAATCCGAGTAGGCCAGCGGGATTTCATAATACATGCTGATCGGCACAACGGTTGTGAGCGATCCCGCCGCATAGATCACGGTGAAGTTGGAGCCGAAATTCGACGGCGCCGCATGCGTGCCAAGGTTCGGGCTGTCGTTGGTGAACGCCGCGCCGAACACGGACTGACGCCGCGCGCTGGCCAACATATGCAGGTGCCAGCCGGTTGTGTTGATGCGCTGCTGATTGCTCAGATCGGTAAACGTGACATTGGAAAAGAAATTCGCCAGACCCAGCGTGGTCAAGGTCTGCGTTTCCGCCGCCGACTGCGCGACGTTCGCGGTAACCTTGATCACAAAGCCCGTGATCAAGCCGACGTTGCGGGGCTGAATGTTGATCACCTGCCCCGCCGCTGTACCTGCCAGGGTGGTTGAATAGATCTGCTGAGTCATCTTGATAGCCGAGCCCAACACAGCGTTGCGCGCGGCCATATTGACGTCAGCCGGATTCGCCTGCTGAGGCGCGGCGCCGGATGGTCTAGCCATTGGATTTATCCTCTGTTGATTCGACGTGGTGGCCAGGGTGGAAAACGTGGGCCATGGCCAGACCCATGAACAGAACCATCAAGGGAATGATGATCCAGTTCACGGGGTTGCCCATGAGAACAAAGTTAAGGGGGATGTAATTCACTCGGAATCTCCCCCGCTGTATTGCTTCAGGCTGTTAGCGATGAAGCCGACTATCAAAATCCCGACCGCCGCCATAAGTGTAACGGTGATAAGATTTACGATATTCAGTTGCACATACGTGCGCTCCATTAGATCATCCTCCGCTTCGGAGCTAATTTGTCATGCAAGCCTTGTGCAATCACTTCGCGGTCTGGCACGGGCTTTAATTGAAACAGGGCGTCGTTGCCCACATCATACCATCGGCTATGGTATTCAGGCAAACGCGCCTCAACCGCCCCTTGCGGCAAGAATTCACCAACACGCTTGCGGTCTTTCCTATCGTTCAGGTGAAAGACAGTATAGTAATCGGCTTCACTAAACACAAAGCGAGAAATCCATGAGGGGCGCTGGCTAAGAATAATCGCCGGGATATTCTTAGAGCGCCCCTGTGTCAGGATGGCGTTAAACGCCTCCCTGTCGGGTATCATGTAACCTTCGTCAAAGTATAGCCCTGTGTTTTCAGTGCTCCAGACTTTCCAAAGCCATGCTTCAACTTCGTCGTCTTGGCCGGGCGTCGGATGAATGATGTAAAGGCCCGGATGCTTCGGGTTGTCTTTCAACCCTATCTCTGTAATACGATCAACCGAATTCAGCAATTCATCGTATTTGTAATCGATAATCACCCATGGTTGCTTGGCCGTGTACGATTCAAGCAAAAGCCATGAGGCGAACTGTGTCTTTCCGCTCCCCGTGCGCCCCATGATTGCCGTGCGCTGGCGTCTTGACGGAAAGCGGAAAGGGGGCGCCATCAGCCAGGAAGCCCCACGCTGGGGGCGGGCTTGGCCGCTGGAGCCGCAACAGGCTTAGGCGCTGGCGGGGGAGCGTCAAGCGCCTGCTGATGGGTCTGATAGTTGACAACCACAGTGACAAGCGCCACGGCGCCGCCAACCATCGCGCCGAGCTGATCGGCGGAAAACATGCCGCGCGCGACGCCGAGCCCGCCCAGAAACAAGAGGATGTTCTGAAGCTGATTGGTCACTGCGGAAGTGGGAAGTCCGAACATGCGGGAAAGCTCCAGAGACGGGCTTGTCAAGCCCTGTTTAGGGTAAACCTTCGCATCATGTCGGAATTGCATTCGATTTGTCAAGTCGCTGCGTCACACGTCCGCTTGCAAGTCGCGTGCCAAAGCGCCCAAGGGAAAGGCCACAACCCCTTGAGCGCTTCGCGGCAACGGGCGGGGAGCGCCCGACGCTTGCCTACCGTTTCAACAGGCGGCAAGCCGCCCGAAGGTTGCCAAAGTCGTTAACCATTTGGACGACATGCGGGTATTTGCCGCTGGCTTCAGCGGCCTGAAGCTCGGCGGCGGCCTTATCCAAGTAAGCTTGGCCGTATGGCACAAGCGCAGGGCAATCAGAAAGCGCCGGATTGCATCCTGTCAACAGTGTCAGGGACAGTAGTGTGCTCTGCAACAATAGCATCGGCTTCATGAACAGCCTCTTGTGAAGCGGCAACAAGGACGGCTTGCGCGGACTTGCCCCGTTCGTCTAGCAACATGCGGATAAGCAGATAGATGATTGCCAGCATGACGCTAGCAGTCAGCATTTCGAGAAAGTATTTGTTCATTTTGTTCTGTCCTTAAACCCGCGCGGCCTGGAAATGCATCGCGTCTGGCTTGCTCCAGCGCCCGCCCCAAGTCCACCCTTCGACTTCGAACGCCATAACGAGGGGCGACGAGGCCTTGAACCGGCCTGGATAGCCGAACGGGTTGTGATCGGGGTCAAAGTCAAGCGCAATGCCATAGGAGTGCATAGAAAGACTGTGGCCATTGCGCATCAAGCGGTAGTTGAACGCGCCGCCGAATGACGAAACGCCGTGTTCATCCATGAGTTGCTGCGCCGCCTGCTCAAGCGCGCCCTGGTCAAGCTCGGGGTGATGTTCCGCCGCCAACGTGGTGTAATGCGCGTGCACGGACGCGAACACCTTCAACAGGGACATGGAAACCTGACGGTGAACATAGACGCGCGGAACACGTATGCGCTTACCGTGGCCCATATTATACCAAAGCAGCCAGGGGCAATCCACGTAGCACATGTGTTCGGATTCCCAATGCTTGTTGGCGTGGTCGCCGCCTCGTGGGTCACCATAGACGTTATCGCACTGCGATTGCCGTGGCCAAACCGTGTGGTTGTCGCCGGTCATTATTCATCCCTCCAGATCGGCGGGCGGCCTACGCCGTTTTCCCCGCGCATACGGCGTAAGGCTTCGCCCGTGAAGCCCTTGTTGTGAAAGAAGGCCATGATGAACCGGGCAGGCTCATAAAGGCCGTGACGGCGCCCCGCTTCGATCCGGGCGGCCAAAATGCGGCCATCCGATGAAAGCCGCATTTGGCGCGGGAGCTGGGCGCGGGCAAAAGACATGGTCTTTTTAGTGAGCGGCATGCGCGCCCCCAAACGAGCGAAGTTGATCGATGGCGCTCCCCGAGCTGCGCGGGGGAGGCGTCGGCGAAGGGGCGCGCGCGGATCGCGCCATGCTGGCGACAATGCGCGAGCCATAGACGGCGGAAGCGGCGTAGGCCAAGCCGCCCCATGCAACGTACTTATCCGCCACGCCAAGGTCATAGTGCCTGGCCACGTCGGCGGCGGCTTGCGCCATCATCTTGGCTTCCTTGTCGTCCAGAAGCCAAAGTTCATCGCGCGTCTTGATCGCGATGGAAGTGTGTATCGCCAACAGGATTTTGGAAACGCCGTCAACATTTACAGGAACCGCCTTAGTCTTTTTAGAGGCGGGGGCGCTTCCTTTTCGACTGGCGGGCTTTGAAGCTCCGGCGCCACTATCGGCGGGGTCGGCTCGGGCGTCGGCGTTTCCAAGCTCGGCGGGGTCAAGGAATCCTTCGGCGGGGTCAACAGGCCCGACAGGGCCGTTTCCAGCTCCGTTTGCTTTGAAGACAGGCTTTCCATCTGGCCCTTTAGTTGCTCCCTTTGGCCATGCCATTCCGTCTTTTCCTTCTCAAGTTCGGCCACGCGTTCGTCAAGCGTCGCTTCGGCGGGCGGTGTTTCTGTTTCGACTGGCGGCGCTTCAGGCGCTTCAGGCGACGGGGTTAAGCCGGGCATGGCTCGGGCCTCCATTGATTGTGCGGCATGGCTTCAAGCGCCTTCACGCGTTGCGACAGGGCGAACACCATGGCGGCAAGCTCTTCATGCATTGGCATGCCGCCGATTTCGACCGCGTCGGCAACCGCGTCGGGCACAAAGCCAGGGTTGGCGAACAAGTCGGCCGGCGCCACATCAGCGCCCGTCGTTGTCAGATCTACGGGGGCGGTAGAGCGGGCGGGCTTCAGCACTTGCGCCGCCATGCGCTCCAACGCGGCGAAGGAAGTCATCAACTGCCTCCGTCTGTTCTAGTGGCGCTTGCATGTTCATCGACTGGCGAAGCTTCCGCTTGCAAGGGCGCTTCATCCAGGGTTGCCAGTTCTTCCGCATTGGCAAAAGCCTTTTCCTTGGCGCCCGGTTCAACAAGCAAGCGGTTGCCCAGTTGCTCAATTGCATCAAGCCGGTTCATGATGTTCGTCAGGGCGGCGCTGTGTGTTTCCTGGTGCGCCACAATGAGAGCTTGCATATCGCGCAACTCTACCGCCGCGCGCGCGAGCGTTTCGGCTTGCGCCTGAAGCGCATTGAAATCCAGGCCCGAAGCCTGAAGCATTCTCGAAAGCATAATGTGGCCTTATGTTAGAGTGTAGGCGGCTTGAGCTTACTGCTGGAGCCGAAACGAGGCTTCAAGCGTCGCGCCAGCGAAGCCCGAAGTTGTCGCGGGCACGGTCAAGCATATTGCTTCAGTTCCCGAGATAGTCAAGGGCGCTCCCTTGCTGAAGTCGAAATGCGCCGGGCTTGGCCCTGTTGTAGACGCCGCCGCCACTATCAAGGCGTCTTCTTCATCAACCAAGCCAACAAGCGTTCCAAGCGGGGTTGGGACGACTGTATACGCTTGAAGAACGACAGTTGACGCCGCCATGCCCGTCATGCGGGGCACGGGCGTGAACGCCGTGGGCGTGCCCCCTGTGTTGCGCGTAGAGCGCTTGACCACTTGCACTGACGCCGTGACGGATGTTACCGCGTGGCCGTTCACGGTTATGTCAATGATTTGAACCATCCCGGAAGTGACCTCAAGACAGGCCAGATCTGTGGGGAGCGCGGGCACTGTGATTCCCGAAGTCGCCACGTCGTACGTGCGCGCGTTGGGTGATGGGTCGGCGTTCGCCTTGATCGCCGAGGCGGCGGCAAACGCCGTGAGCAAGACGGCAAGCGCCGTGAGCTTGAAGAACACGAGGTGATTTTTCAAGAGACTATCTCCCAGCAAGTGAAGGCGTGACCCGTGGTCGCCGCCGATATACGCCATGAACGCCAGATGCACGGTTCGGCCTTGTCCTCATACCATTGGCCCGGCGCCAGGGCGATTGATTGCGCCGTAGTCGCCGACACGGTCGAAGCCGCAACAGGGTTGAGATAGAGCGGCTCCAGCGCCGAAAGGGGGTTTTGAACGAATATGCCCCGCGCAAAAGCGTTGGTCGCCCCTATGAGCTGGAATGACCCGCCCGTCGTGATCGTTCCGCTGAAGTCCTCCCAACGGGCGGTTTTCTCGTTTCGTGTGTTCCAAGCGCCTACCGGCATGGGAACATCCAGGAAAAGCAAGTCAACATAGCCGCGCGTCTGGAATTGCCCCGTGCGGTCAACAAAGACCAGATGGAACTTGTAATCGGCAACCGCGACAATGGGGAAAAAGCCCTGCGAATAGGGCGGAACATTGACTTGCTGTCGCGTGGTCGGGTTGTAGAGCAACAAGACGCCGGGATTGTACGAGTTGTCAATATAGACGGACTGGATGAATTGCATGCCGTTCGCCTGAAGCTCGGCGAATAGATCAAAGTCAACAGAGGAGCCGTAAGGCCCAAAGTTCGTGATAATGCCGCCCGCTTCGGGCACGCCGAATAGGTTCTGCCAGTCGGCTGTTACGGCTATGGCGTTGGTCAAGTCCACACGATAGGGAATTACTCTTGGGCCAGCTTGCGGCTTCAGAGAGTTGAAGCCTTTGAAAACGTTCTGCGCCATCATTTGGCCTTTCCGTTGTGGGCGCGAACTGTCGCCCGGATGTTGCGCTTGATGTAGTATTGAGCGCCTGACTTGTCGATGGTCACGCCCTTGGCGATGGTCGCAACCGTTTCACCAATCACAATGCGTTCAAGTTCGGCCCAAGTCAATTGCGCCCCCTTGCACTTGATCTTTGGTTTGCCGCCGTCAAGCCGCGCCCCGTAGAGTTTCTTTCCGGCGATAAGGATTTCGCTGAATTCGGCTTCGGGCTTCCACGCGCCCAGCTCCGAGGCGTGAAAGTCCGTGTTCGCCAGCGACAGGCAACAGAGCGAGTCAGTGTCGCAGTAGAGCGGGCTTTCGGCGTTGGCTATGGCGCGCATCAACTTCGCCCGAACGGCGCCCGTGATCGAAGCGGCGGTTCCAACGTTGTTGAAGCGCAAGCGCGAGTTCGGACGCTCCCAGACCCAATAGAGTTCATTCTCTTGTGTGGGCATGCTCCCCCAACCCTTGCGCGCCTTGCCTTCGCGGTTGAATAGCTTGTCTTCAATGTCGCGTTCGTCGGGCGGCGGCGCTTCGTTCGGAGCGGTAATCCAGGCGTCCTTGAACTTCCGGGGGTCCTGGGCGAACTTGCCGTATGCGTTATTCAGATAGAGCTTGATGAGGTTGCTTTCGCGGAACACGTCTGTGAAGTAGGCCGTTCCTTCGATTAGTGTATCCAGCTCGGCTTTAAGAGTCTGCCGTTCAGAGTAGAGCGGTAAAACGAAGCGTGAGAAATCTGTCTGTAAAGGACAGTCTATCGCCATGATGTAGCGAACGTTGGTGATTAAACCGAGTTCGATTGCGGCGTTGTGTTCCCAGATTGTTGTTTTGAATATGCCGTGAGGGATGTGGGCTGTTAATTCGGAGGTTACAGGGTCAATCGCCAACAGTGCGCCGTTGTTATCGCATTCGAGAGTTAGGAAACAAGTGTCGGCGTTGGGGCGGGCGTCTATAGTGCGGAAAACATAGTCCTCAATGTCGCCGATAGGGTGTTTACGGTTCGCCATCGCGTCAGGGTAGGCGCTGTTTATATCATACCATTTCCAGCGGCGGCCTTCGGGAGCTGGGAAACGGCCTTGGCCCTGGATGCATTCAACACGGCCACCGTGAAAGAAGTTGCGCAGAACCATGTCTGTGTGCTGGCCCAGCTTTTTGACTTTGTATTCGTTGCGAAGCAAGGCCATGGATGCTTGGCCTATCGAGATTTTTAGGCCGTTTTTGTCAATGAAGTGTTTCACAACGCCGTGTAGAACTTCGCAATCCATTTTGCAATATTCAATAATCTCGGGCATGTGATTGGCACGTACACCTTTCTTCATCTTCAGATAGTCAATCTCGATTTTGGAACCGAGGCGGGCTAGTTTCTCGGGAATGATGTGATAGGAGTCGCGCAGTTCGTGTTCGCCAATCTGCGCCTTCATGAGGCTGTTACCCTTGAAGGATACCTCCCCACGGATTTTTGAAAGAAGAAAGCGGAAGTCAAAGCGCCCGCCGTTGTGGGCGTATATTATGCGCTTGCCAGGGAGATTGCGGATGTATTCGGCAAGCGTGTTTATAAGCACAAGGTAATCTTCGTTCTCAAAGACTACATGCCCAATATCTTCGCCGTACAGGACGGCAAGAAAGGGGTATACTTCCGCTTCAGTTTCGGCTTCAAAGGGGTCTGTTTCGAAGTCTAAGACCAGGATGCTGTCAAGGGAGTCAAGGCGGTTTTGTTCGCGCTTGGCCTTGTTCGCTTGCGCCACACGCTCCTTACGCGTCACACCTGGATAGGTGGCCTTCGGGCCACGCGTCGGCGGGGCGGCGTCAGGCGCGCAGACGATAGTCTTGGGAAAGTTTAGAGCCATTGATAAGCCTCCAGAGCTTACACGTCTTCAGTGATAACGTAGTCCTGCCAATCGTTGAAGTCTTCGTAATAGGCCATGAAATTTTGCATTTCCGCCCAGCTATCTGTGCGATACCCGAGCACAAGCTTTTTGCCGCGCCGAAACATGATGCTATACCATCGCGTTTTTCCAGGGGGCACAGGGCCAAAGGCAGGCGTTTGGCCGGGTTGGTGAGGGAGTATGCGGGAAACGGCAACCTTGCCTGACGGGAGCGTGCGACGCCCCTCTATCTCGCCTGTTTTCTTGTTGAAGGTGAATACGCGCGTTGGATCGGTAGGGACAATTACAAGCTTTCCCTTGGTTTTATAGCCCTTGTCGTAAACCTTCGCCGTGGCGCGTGAGGTTGTCTTGACAACCGCCGCGCGCCCCGACAGAACATCACCGAACTTGCCTATAAGACTTTTTGCGTATCGCGTGGGCGATCTGCGCAGATCGCCCGTGTAAAGGCCGTGTTTCTTCAGCTCTTTTAGGCGGGCGCGTGTTTCAGCCAGGGCGGCTTTCGCCTCCAGCGTCGCCGTTTTGGCCGTGCGCTTGGCGTGCTTGGCGTCCGATTTGTCTTGACTTGGCTTTTTTGCGCGGGTCATAGTTGACACGCTGATGGGTTAATGCATGTGAACGCGTTTAGCCCCCCTAACGTAGAGGCTCCAGACCTTTGCGCCCCCCTCCCAAGGGATGAGAAGCCCGCCGTGTCCAGAGCACGCGCGGGTTTTTCTATGCTTTGCTTGCTGAGTAAAGTAACCATGAAGTAATCCCAGAGATATACTTGAAGGCCGAAACGCCGCCTAACAGGGCTATGGTGCGCCGCCAGGGCGCGCAAAGTCAAGGAATTTCAGGGCGTTCGGCATCCGCCTAAAGTAGTGGGGCAGTAGTCGCGCAGAATTTCCGCCGTGGCATACATGCAACTACTGTGCCAATTCCTCACACCACGCGTGCATTGTTTCACAGCTCGGTGTTGACGGCTTGGCGTCGGCGATGCAACGTGCACGGGAATGTTTCACAGGCGGTCGGCGACAG